TTTTCAGTGGGGTGGTGGGCCAAAGACGGTGACGGACGCCTGTATCGTATTTTGGAGCTATACGGTTGCGTGCCGCGTGAGGCCAATGTGGGCGTGAGATGGACCCCGGAGGAGATCTTTCGGGAGATCCTGCGCATCGAGCGGGAGCACCCTTTTTTGAAAGGCAAGCATATTGAGGGTGTGGCGGACCCCGCGATTTGGGATGCTTCCAGGGGGGAATCCATCGCACAGACCGGCGAACGCTTCGGCGTCTATTTTGAAAAAGGGGATAACCGCCGTGTTGCCGGTTGGATGCAGATCCACAACCGTCTTGCCTTTGATGAGCGGGGGATACCGATGCTCTATATTTTCAGCAGTTGCAGAGAATTTTTGCGAACGCTGCCCATTTTGCAATACAGCAGAACGCATCCCGAGGATGTCGACTCGGAATTAGAGGATCACATCGCCGATGAAACACGTTATCTTTGTATGCGCATTCCCATTCGGCCCGCACCGCAAAAACGAGGCCTTGCTCCGGTTTACTATGATCCCTTGGATCGACCGGTGCCGCAGTACGCTTTGCGCACAGAAAAGCGTGAAAGTGATGAAAAACAAAACAATCATTCTGTTTAAGAGTTTAGGAGGAAACATGAAAGCGAAAATTATCGACACACCGCAGATCAGATCCGCCATGGAAGAGCTGCTTTCCTGGCAAAAATCCCGCGCGGAGTTTATCAGTCGCGTGGAGGAGGAAGAAAACTTTTACCGCCTTCGCGTGGCACCGAAGAGCCATCGCAGTAAAGGGGAGGGGGAAGCTTTCGCGCCCACCTCCGCGTGGCTGCTTAATACCATTTTGCAAAAGCACGCCGATGTGATGGAGCACATTCCGACTGCCGCGTGCCTCGCCAGAGAACCGGATGACGAGGCGGATGCCAAAGCGCTTTCCGCCATCTTGCCGGTGATTTTAGAGCGGAACAATTTTGAGGATACCTATTCTGATAACATGTGGTTCAAGCTCAAGCACGGCGTTTGTGCCTTTGGTGTTTTTTGGAACAGTGAATTGGAAAACGGTCTTGGCGATATTGACCTGCGTCGGGTAGATCTGCGCAATCTCTACTGGCAGCCGGGGATTCGGGATATTCAAAGATCCCGCTCGGTGTATTTTGTTGAGCGCGTGGATGCCGTCACCCTGCGCACCCGCTATCCGCATTTTGATCAAAAGGAGGCCGCAACCGCCTTTCCTGGGTTGGACCGGGCTGAGGCGGGAGCGGATCAGGTGATCTTGGTGGACTGGTACTACAAAAAACGTCTGCCCTCTGGTCGCACCGTTTTGCACTACTGTAAATTCGCGGGGGATACCGTCCTGTTCGCCTCGGAAAACGAGGAGGGCTATGAGAACGGTTGGTATGAGCACGGGGAATATCCTTTTGTGCTGGATGTGCTTTATCCCATCGAGGGGGAATGCGTCGGTTTTGGCATCATTGCCTTGGCGAAGGATCCGCAGATCTATATCGACCGCATGGACCGCAATCTGCTTGAGTATATGGACTGGGCTACCCGCGTGCGCTTTTTCTGTAAGCGCAACACAGGGATAAACGAACAGGATTTTTCTGATTTGACCCGCCGTATTGTTGAGGTAGAAGGTGATATTGACGAGGAGCGTTTGCGCCAGATCCGCGTGGACGATCTGGATAGCTTTTGGCTGAATCTCAAGACTGCCAAGGTCAATGAGCTTAAGGAAACCACCGCCAATCGGGATCTGTTGCAGGGTACGCCCGATGGGGGAGTGACCGCCGCTGCCGCCATCGCCGCTTTGCAAGAGGCGGGCAATAAAACCATTCGTGATATGGTGGCCGCTTCTTACAGAGCATTTGTGCGGACTGTGCGGTTGGTGCTGGAGTGTGTGCGTCAATTTTACAGCGAGGCACGCTGTTTTCGCATTTTGGGCGATAACGGGGAGTATCGCTATCTGACCTGGTCCAATGCCCATATCGCCGAACGTGTAACAGGCACGCTGGCAGACGGCACCCCTGTTTGCCGCCGCCCGATTTTTGATATTGATGTGCGTGCCGAAAAGAAGGACCCCTATACCCGACTTTCTCACAACGAAATGATGAAGGATCTTTACCGTATGGGGGCGTTTAAGCCGGAGAACGCGGCCGAGGCGGGCATTTTGCTGTCGGCTATGGATTTTTCCGGCATTGGCCGTATCCGCGAGCAGGTAGCGGCACAGGCAAGCGCCTTGCGCGGCAGTGGCATGAGCCCTGAGGATCGCAGTTTGCAAAAAAACGCGAAAGAGCCTCTCGCTAAAGCGATGGCGGGTGCCGTTGCCTTGGCGGAGAAGGCGGAACGGGAGATGCAATGATTCGCGTCTATGCCTGGCGGCAGGCGGATCGCTGTCGGCTATTTGTTTTGGGGCACGCGAACAGCGGGGCGGAGCGGGATATTGTGTGCGCCGGCGTTTCTGCCCTGACCGGCGCCTTGGTTTTTCAGGCGGTACAAAGCGAATACTGTCGCCACACCCGCTATCGCATGGCCCCGGGCGAGATCTTTCTTTCCTGCCGCGGCCTGGGTGACGGTTTTGAGACAGTGATCAGCGGCCTTACCGCAATTGCGCGGCAGTATCCCGCGCATTTGCAAATCGAAAACGCCAGTTGACGACAAATCCGGAAAGATGTGATACAATCGGTTATGACAGGGGTGCCGATGCGATCGGCAACTTTACATTTTGGGTCGACATGCTCCCCTGTCTGACACCGCGAAAGAGTGAGGTTTTATGAAAGAAAACAAAAAATGGGCGCTGCTTCGTCTTTTTGGCGAAGTGGCGGAGGGTGGAAGCGAATTGTCTGACCCCACCCCACAGACAGATACGGGCGATATGCAGGCAAGCGCTCCCGCCGCCGGGGAGACAGATGAAGCAAAGGAGCGGCAGGAACGCTTTCGGGTTTTGATGGAAGGGGAGTACAAAGACCTTTTCACCGCCTACTTTCAAGAGACGTTTAACCGCCGCTTCCGTGAACAAAAGGAAATGAAAGAAGCGTTTGAGAAAAACCGTGCCACACTGCAAGCGGCGGCAAGCTATCTTGGCGTAGCAGAAGAGGATCTGCCCCATTATATCGAAGAAGAGCTTAAAAGAAAAGCGACCAGAGAAGCCAAGGAGCAGCCCACTTTGGAACGAGCGGGATTGCGGGACGAGATCGCGCGGAGCGTGGCGGCTGCCCTGGCCGCGGCCAGAGAAGAAATGGAGCAGCAAATTGTTAACGCTATCCGCGCCAGAGGCTTGCGCCCCAGCGAGAGCGCTTTGTCAGACGGAGGCGGCGATGCCCTGTACCGTCGGGCAGGCAGTCTTTCCCGCGCGCAACGTGCCGAATTGGCCCGCCGCGCCGCTTTAGGGGAGGAGATCAAGCTCTGACTTTCTTTTCCACAAAGAAAGGAAAAAAGATGAAGAAAGAAACTGTATTTACCCTTGATCTGCGTCTGTTTGGCGCAGGCGAGAATGTGAACACCACCGTCGGTCAGTTGGATGCTACCAGCGGCACGGTGACCCCCTACGGAGCGGGCGAGGGCCTTTCCGAGGAGATGCGCACTTACTATTCGGATTATCTCATTGATAACGCCGAGCCCAATCTGATCCATGATCAGTTTGCCCAAAAGCACCCTATTCCCAAGCATGGCGGAAAGACCATTCAGTTCCGCAAATACGATCCGCTGCCCAAGCTGACCACCGCGCTTTCTGAGGGTGTAACGCCCGACGGCCAGAGCCTGAATATGGGTGTGGTCGAAGCAACGGTGCGTCAGTACGGCGGCTATGTGGAATTTTCCGACCTGCTGTTGCTTACCGCTGTGGATAACAACCTGGTGATGGCCACCAAGCTGCTTGGCTCTCAGGCCGGCAGAACACTGGATACCATCACCCGTGAGGTGCTTTGCGGCGGTACCAACGTGCAGTACGGCGCCGATGCCGTGGATGCGCGTTACCTACTTTCCGGCGGCAACGCCACCGGCAATCACTATATGTCGGTGGAGTGCATCAAGCGTGCCGTCCGCTCGCTGAAGAACCAGAACGCGGAAAAGATCAACGGCGCTTACGCCTGCATCATCCATCCCGACTGTGCCTATGACCTGACCAACGATCCCAATTGGAAGTATCCCCATCAGTATGCGGACACCAAAGAGCTCTATGAGGGTGAGATCGGTATGATCGAGGGCGTGCGCTTTGTGGAAAGCACCGAGGCAAAGGTGTTCCACGCGCCCGACCTGACCCCTGAGAGCCGCAGCATCGCGCTGATTGAGAACGGTTACAGCAGCGAGATGGAGCAGAGCGGAGTCGTCACGGGCGGCGTTTCCTCCTCCTATATGCTGGCTACGCAGATGATGGAGTATGGCGTGGTCGTAGACGGCTCTATCGTGGGCCGCTCGGTGCTGGTCTACGATGCCTCTGAGCAGTCCTGGCAGTATGCGGTCGTGACCGGATATTTCATCAGCGAGACCGGCTGCGCGATCTATCTGGATCGCCCCCTGCTGGCTGGCGGTGTTGGCACCGCGCCCTTTGTGCCCGAAGAAGGTGACATGCTCTATCCCGGCGAGGCGGGCCTTGGCGGCCGTGACGTGTACGCCACCATCGTGCTGGGCGACAACGCCTACGGCACCACCGAGCTCGGTGGCGGCGGATTGCAGCATATCGTGAAGCAGCTGGGTTCCGCCGGTACTGCCGATCCGCTCAACCAGCGTGCCACCGTGGGCTGGAAGGCCACCAAGGCAGCTGTCCGCTTGGTCGAGGCGTTTATGGTTCGTATCGAGACCGCCTCTACCTTTGAGGCAGGAGCAAACTGATCAAGGCGGCGGCTTTGCCGCCGCTGACCGACATCCAAACGAATAACAAGAAAGGACAAACCAATGGAAGATAAGGATAAGAAAACTTTGGCGGCGCTCCAATCTGAAATGGAAAAGATGCGTGCCGCATATGAGGCGGAATTGACGGTTCTGAAGGCGGAGAATGCCCAAAAAGAGGAGCGTGCCCTGCGTGAAAAGAGCTTTCAGGATTTTTTGAAGGCGCAGCAGAGCTATCTCAACGAATATGTAGAGGTGCGGCTGTTCAAGGATAACGACAAGTATAAGGATGACGTTTATGTGGCGGTCAACGGTAAGAACTGCGTGATCCGCCGCGGCGTTTGGACCCGTATTCGTCGCAAATTTGCCATGCTGCTGGATCAGTCAGAGATTCAGGATCTGCGCACCGCCGAGCTGATGGAAAAGGAGGCGTCGCGCTTTGCGGATGAAAGCCGACGCCATAGCGTATAAGGAGGTTGCCGATGATTACTGTATTGGAAGAAATGCCTACCGGCTTGCAAAGAGAGGGACGGATTTTGTTCCGCCGTGTGTATCTGGTGCCCGACTGCCATATGGCGTTGCCCACTGACGGCGCCCCCGGCTCGCTGGCATTGGTGCGCGAAGGCGAAGCCGTTGCCACCCACATCCTGTTTCCCGACGGTGTTTGGGGCAGAATGTAAGGAGGGGACAGCATGACGACAAAGGAAGCCATTGATCTTGCCTGCGTTTTGCGGCCCAATGAGCTTGGCTCAGAGGCGCTGGGCAGCTTGCTTGCTGAGCTGGAAAGCAGCCTTGCTACCGAGGTGCGGGGCGAATGTCCTCACGGGGACTGCTGTCCGCTGGTGGTAACCGAGACTGTGCTTTCCGCGCCGCCTCCGTTTGATCGCCTTTATTGGGCGTATCTGGTGGCGATGATTGATCTTTCAGCAAAGGATCTTGATGCCTATGGTCTCTCCTATGCGCTATATCAGGAGGCAAGAACCGCCTATGCCAGGTGGTACCATCGCACGAGAGGGAAACGGATATGATGCCGGGGTCCCAACAAATATTGGCCAAAGACACACTTTATTCCTATCTTCTGTACCATGCGCTTTTCCACCCAAGAAGGGAAAAAGGGCGCGATGGTGAGGTCCTGGAATAAGGGAGGAAAACAAAATGAATATTCTGCAATGGATCAATGGGAACTGGCAATTAATCTGCATTTGCTTTGGCCTGCTTTTCAATATGGCGGGGCTGATCTACAATATTTGCAAGTCCTGCCGTTCCGGTCGTATGGGAAATGCCGCTGACTGGATTGCCGTTATAGAAGCGGCGAGACAGTATGAAAAAGAGGCGGAAGGCTTTGCCGATTACAGCGCCGCCGAAAAATTGCAGTATGTACTGGCCCGACTGCGTGTGTTTACCGCGGAGCTGGGGTGCCAGTTTGATGAGGAGCGGATTACCGCCCAAATCGAGGCGGACATCGCCTTTAGCAAGGCAGTCAACGCCAAAAATGCCGAACAATTGGATTGATACCGCGGAAAGGAGAAAAAACCATTGAACTATCAGGCAAAAGTCAGCACACGGGCCGATGTGCGGGCCCTTTATGAAAAGGTGATTCAAAATCCTGCCATTCGGCAGTATCGTGGTTATACCGAAAGCAAGTCCTACGGCTGGGATGCCGTCGCCGACGATTATATCAAAAAAGAGGGGGAGGTCTGGTTCACAAACCCTTCCTTCGACCCCGCTTTTGTACCTGAGGGGATCAGCGACGGCGAGAACGCAGAGCTGCTCGATGAGCAGCTTGCTGAGCGGGAAGCGCAGATTTGTGAATTGGAAGAGGCTCTCGCGGCCCTGGAAGAGGAAAACGAGGAGCTGGAAAAGCGTATCGTGGAGGCCGAGGGCATCGCAAAAGCCGCTGAGCGTGAGCGTGACGATGCAAAGGGCGCGCTGATTGAATTGCGCCGCGCTCTGCTGCTTGTCAGCGAGCTTGCCGGCACAAAGGGCTAATCTCGCCCGGGGGTTGTCGCATTTAGTACCTTCTGTGTCTGAATGCGGCAGCCCTCTTTTTGCTTTGAGGGGAACGGCACCTTTGTGAAAAATAAAACGATTTTTTTCAAAACTCTTGACGAAAGCTTTGTTTTATAGTATAATAAATTTTGATTATACTTGTCTGCGTTGCTACGCCCACAAATCTGGCCCAAGACAAGAAAATGAAACCGGACATCCCGGCGTTTTTTGGAGGTTCATTATGAACAGAGTGTTTAATTTTTCGGCAGGTCCTTCTATGCTGCCCGTTCCCGTGTTGGAGAAGGCGGCGTCCGAAATGCTGTGCTATGGCAATTCCGGCATGTCTGTGATGGAAATGTCCCATCGTTCCGCTGATTACGAGGCAATCATCAATGACGCGGAGAAGATGCTGCGTGAGCTGATGCAAATCCCGGACAACTATAAGGTGCTCTTTTTGCAGGGCGGCGCTTCTACCCAGTTTGCCGCTGTGCCCCTCAACCTGATCGGCCGCACCGGCAAGGCTGACTATGTGGTTTCCGGTCAGTTCTCGGGCAAGGCGTTCAAAGAGGCACAGAAGATGGGCTATGACGTCAAGTGTGTCGCGACCACCAAAGAGGATAATTTTGATCACATTCCCGCCCTGACCCGTGATATGTTCCGTGAGGATGCCGCGTATGTGCACATCTGCTACAACAACACCATCTACGGCACCAAGTATCCCGAAATTCCGGATACCGGTGACATTCCGCTGGTTGCCGATATGTCCTCTTGCATTCTCTCTGAGCCGGTGGATGTCAGCCGTTTTGGCGTGATCTATGCCGGCGCCCAGAAGAACGTGGCCCCTGCCGGTGTAACCATCGTGATTGTGCGTGAGGATCTTTTGGAGTACGCCGACCCCAAGATGCCCACCATGCTGGAGTGGAAGATTATGGCTGAGAACGGCTCTATGTACAACACCCCTCCCACATACACCATCTACATTGCCAAACTGGTGTTTGAGCACTTGCTTGCTACCGGCGGTCTTGCCGCGAAGAAGACCTACAATGAGCATAAGGCCGCTTTGCTGTACGATTACCTGGACAGCCAGGATTACTATATTGCTCCTGTTCAGAAGAGCAGCCGTTCTATGATGAACGTAACCTTTGTGACCGGCGATGCCGAGCTGGATAAGAAGTTTGCCAAAGAGGCTGCCGCTGCGGGCCTTAAAAACCTGAAGGGCCACCGTTCGGTTGGCGGTATGCGCGCTTCGATCTACAACGCCATGCCCACCGAGGGTGTAGAGAAGCTGGTGGCATTTATGAAGGCGTTCGCCACCAACAATCCCAAAGCATAA